TGTGCTGCAATGTGTGGGTACTTGTTAAGAAATTGTTTAAGTGTATCACTATACTTTTTTACCTCTTCAAATGTTGGAGCATAAATTCCTGCTGTAATCCCGTGCGCTTTTTTGGCAATCGGTGTAGCTTCTTTCAACATTACTGAAGTTACACGGTTAACTTCCGAAAAATCCAAGCCATAGAATTTTGAAATATCTTTAATTAAAGAGCGAAGCTGTAAAGTATTATAATTGCTAATTGGAACTACAACATTTTTACCCCACTTATCAATAAGAATTTCTTTTAAAGCCATTGGGTCCGCAACATCATAATCGATGTCTGGATAATCAATAGCATCGCGTCGAAGAAATCGACTAAAAAGGAGGTTGTAATGGATGGGGTCAATGCCAGTAATCCCAAGTACATAAGCCACAAGAGAGCCAGCAGCAGAGCCGCGACCAGCACCAACCAGTTGAATTTTTGTTGCTTCATCTGCTACTGCCTTCATTGTTAGAAAATATTTTGAAAATCCACGATCCTCAATGACTTTTAGTTCTTCTTTAATCCGACTGGAATAATTATCTTTGGAAGCCAACCCCTTTCGCTCAAGCCCTTCAGCACATAGTTCTCGTAATGCTTCATCAGCCGACTTTCCGTTAGGAACAACAAAATCAGGTAAGCGAACAGTAACATTGGGATAGAAACTTTCAATACGATTGTGAGCGATTTGATAAGTACGCTCAATTGTTTCCATAATAAAGTCATCATTATAATCTACACCGCACTTTTCCGAATAAGCTTTGTAAGCATCCCACATTTGGTTGCCGTTTTTTGGATAAAGTTCATATTTTAGATCCTCTCGCTTCTCTGGGAGTTTTGAGTCTGCGTAGTCTGGTTTAGACTTTCCAAGCCAACCAAGCTGTTTATAAAGCTCTCGATCTTTAAACAGTTCTGGTCGAGGATAATGGCTATCCGCTGTTGAAATAAGTTTGGTCCCAGTTTTTTTAGCTGCTTTAATAATGTGCTTGTTAATTTCGTGTTGTTCTGGGACTGCGTTCCATTGAAGTTCACCGTAAAATCTATCTCCAAAGATAGAGGTAAAGTTTTCAATGGTTTCGACCATCGCCCGCTGTACAGCCTCATCACCTTCCTCCCGGTTGTTCCAGTAATCCTTTGACAAAGGACCACCCATACAAGCTGAAGATACAATAATACCTTCGTTGTGCTCACGCAACATATCATAATCAATGCGGGGATAACGATAAAAGTTCTCTGGGTCAAACGACTTACTTACCAAAGTAAACAAGTTATTTAGACCAGTTTGGTTCTGGACTAACAAAACCAAGTGAGCACGACGGTTTAGAATGTTCTTTTCCTGCCGTTTTGTTGCTTGTTCGTCTTCAATAACTACTGCGCTATTCTCTTCTTTCTTTTTTCGGCCCTTTTTATTTTTATCAATTTCTGCCTTTTCTTCTTTCCAATTCGCGATAGAATCAATAAAATATCCCTCAATGCCAAAAATTGGCTTAAATTTCTTACCTTCTTTCTGTAACTTCTTTGAGTGTAAGATTTGATAAGAAAGCCCGTTCATATTACCATGATCGGTCAAGGCAAGGGCGTCCATACCATTCTCGATAGCGTAGTCAATGTGATCTTGTGGATACCCTAATCCGTCGAACACACTAAAGACTGAGTGGGCATGAAGTCCCACGAATTTAATTTCATTACTCATTTATTCTCCATAATCGTTAGTACACTGTCTAAACTTATTCGTCAACAGGAATTCCCTTGCCTAATGAACAATTTCTCCAAGCTCGGAATGAAAGTGGCTGTGTGTGACTGTAAGCCCGACTTATTGTTGTCTTATAAGCGGAATACAACACCTGAAGGATTTCCTCATCCAGATGCCCAGTAACCCCTGCTGTGTTAAGTAATAGCTGTGTAGCCATGTGGTGTTTGTTTTTGTAACGTGTGTTTTTAAAAATCATTTTTTTCCTGTTAAGTTTTTAAGTTCGTGTTCTAGGTCTGCAACTTTATCTTCCAATTGATAGACCTTATCAACTAAATCTAAGTTTTCTGCTGCAACTTTATTATTGTTTCCAAACACATTATCAATAAAAAATTTTTGATCTAAAGATAATTGTGTATAGGTTGTTGGAAACCCTATTCTTCCCAATAGTTGATAGGGTATCATGCCATAAATTAAATGGTTGTTCACTGTGGACTCCTTTTGTTCTTGATACGCTCTCATTATAACGCAAATTGGCGATAATGGCAAGCTCTTTTAAGGCTATGATCTGCCTCTACATATGGCTGCATTCTTTTAAAAGCTGTTTATTCACTTTCTTTAGAGAAACTATAACTCTGTGTTTGCTCAGTTTCTTCGTATCCATTAATTTTATGCTTTCCTCGGTTATAGAAGTATTTGGTGTTTAGTTTTCTAAAATGATCTTCTGATTTCATAAAGTTTTTGTAACCTTCCCAGGTATCGATACGATGATAAAAGTCTCCTTCAATAGTTTCGAAATTCTCTAGTTTTAAAAATGAAAAGATGTCTGAAATTTTAAATTTTCTTGCAGACCATCTTTCTTCTGGTGGTCTTTTAACTAAAGCATCCAGGCCCTTACCTAGTTTTGGATCTACCATTTTGAACCCTGTACCTTTGTCTTTTACATTTTTATTTGCCTGTTTCAAATCTTGTTGTGTGACAATAAATGAAACAAACTCATCATCTAGGAATGTTTTTCCATCACAAAGAAAACAGATCCGATTACCACGATGAATCTGTTTTCTATGATATTGTGGTTGCCAAAAGTTAGTTACACTTAAAGGAAAAGAAATATAAAAACGATCAGGGATTAAATGTTTGCTGATATTCTGGGCTATCTTTGATGCTACGAATCCAGCGTTAATTATTCCCCAACCATATGAATCTCGCCTACCTATATCTTTTTGATGGTTCCATGAATAATAAATTGGAATTTTTTTCTTTGTTAAGCTTGGTTTTTTCTCAAAGGTTCTACGATAATAGACTGGATCTTCAACCCACGAGCCAATTCTTTTTTTTAATAGTGGAATTTGCTCATAGTCGGCATTAACCCAAATAGAGCTACAACCTGCTGAAGCACATTCTAAAATAGCTCCTTGAATAGCATTAACAGTCTCGCTAATATTGATAAAACCATCATCCCAAATGTTATTATAAATGGAATAACGTTTAGCTAATGGGACAATCCCAACAAGATGTCTATGGTCTATATTGCTCATTTGTTTTATCTACTATATTGTCTGGCAAATCTAATTCGTAATAGGCTCTTTTTAATCGCTCACAATGCTTTAGCTTTGTTACATTGCCCTTTACATGGGACTTGTAGCCGTTCTTTTTAAACCACCAAGCAGTTTTTTTCCTAGCCATAAATTCTGTGTGTTCATGGAGGTTTAGTTCTTTTTTAGTTAGAGTGGAATGACAATAAACTAAGTTTTGTTTGCCGAATTCTATTCTTTTAATAAAGTTCTCTTCGCCAGTTTTAATAATCTTTTGTAGTGGTGTCCGCAAGTATCTTTTTTTAAGAATATCAACGATATCAAATCGAATAATTGTTTTTTTTAAATTTTCGATCTCTTCGCTATCAAACAAATATATTTTATTAAAATAAAGCTTTTGAGATGAAGTTCTTGTAATAATTGATAAGTATTTTTCTCTTAAAAAGATTTTATCACAAAAAGGAAAAGCTAATTTACCTGATAAAATTGCTGTCATTTTAAATGTTGCGACTTTATCTTGTTTTTTTTTATTACCAATTAACTCATGATGATAATAAACAACCTTCCCGGTTGTTAAGACGGGAAGGTTGTTTATTTCAGCAAAAGTAAAAGCTTCTAATGTTGCCCCAACCACTAATTCGTCACATTCAAAAGTAGCAGGGGCAATATAATTTAGCATTTTCCAAAAACGTAGTTATCTTCGATTAAAGTTGAAGTCTCACCATATACGTCTACGATTCTAAGCATATGACCTTCTACAACAATAGAATCGCCTTTGTTTAATACTGCAAAAAACTTTGATTCAGCCGACACAGCAACTACTTCTACAACTTCGTAAGAGTTTTTACTTAAAACAACGTCATCTGGTAGATAAAAATTGCTCGGACTCTCTTGTTCTTCTTTAACTTTTTTTGGCAAATTAACCAACAGATACCTATTCAGAGGAATCATCACCATCCTCCTTATCGATAAAACTAGTTTCTACAGCTTCGTAAATTTTAGCAAAATTGTCAAAATCAACTTGTTGTTCCCACATTCGATAAGCCTTGATCGCTAAAGAAATTTGATCTTTATCCAACCATGAATTTTCAATAAAATTCTTTCGTAAATCTTTACGTTGTTCACGGTAAGGCTTCATACAATCTTCAATCGCTGCAAGAGATTGAATATATTCTGACATTTTTTGTGCTTTATTGTTATTTTCCATTATTTACTCCTATAAAACATTGGTATCTTGAGATTCACGCTCTACTTTTCGACCAGAAGCGTAAGACCAGCGATGATAAATAATTCTTTTAGAATCTGCCACTCTGTGCTCCATTACTAATGGATTTCCATCTACTGGATGACCTAAACTTTTACAGATTGGACATTTCACAAAGCGACCTAATTTAATATTATGTTTCTTCTCAACCATTGAGAAGAATTTGTCGGCCTTTTGATTCATCTAATTTCTCCTGTTGTTCTTCTTGTTCTAGTAGTATAGCAAGATCTGGATACTTTGTCAAGACCTCTTGGGTTGTGAGACTCTCTTCTAGTTTTATTTTTTTAATTATTTGCTTTATTTTTGTCATGTTATTTCCCTTCCCCCGTCCTTCTAATTTTCTGTTACTTTCTCTAGTTTTCTACGCTAATCTTTATTACGAACTTCAATAACTTGCTTACGCAATTCCTTTAATGCATTCGCTGCACCTTGTGCTGCCTTACGGACACGAGTACCTGCTGCCTTATTACCACTATCGGCTCTCTCGGCATCAGCAAGTGCCTCTGTAAGTTGTTGAACTACCTGTTCAAGTGAAACCTTAACTGACATTTTATTCTCCTTCTAATTGTCTAATAAGATAATCCAGATACCATCTGGCTTTCTTTAGATCACCGACACGAGATGACTTGTGTCTTGATCTTACTACATACTTTATCACATTTCCTTCGATAAAGTCAAGTTTCCAATCCTGTATTGCATCAATAACCTCAATTTTTCCGGTATTGTAATAGTCAGGATGATTTATTAACTTTGAATAACTTTTTAATTGACTTCTGTTTAAATTCCTTTCGGATTCTTGTGCTGGCATCTCAAACGGATCAACTTTGTTATCTGATTCTTTATTTTGTTTTAGTGTATTAAACATAATACCTCCTTGGTACTCCCAGAGGGAATTGAACCCTCGTTACCGAGATGAAAGCCCGGTGTTCTAACCACTAAACTATGGGAGCGTTTTATTAATTCCAACGTTCATTAAAAAAATCTAAAAGATCTTGAGCGTGGGAGCCTTGTTCTGCTGCTTTGATAAGCTCATCAGTAATTTCTGGATGTTCACCAACTCCAACCGTCTGAGTTAGATAGAGGTTTACCTTTGCTTCTGCGTCTTTAATCTGAGCTTCAAGACGATGTTTGGCTGCTTCTAAAAATAAGTTTCCGATTGTGGTTCTTTGCATTTTAATTTCTCCTACTTGGCTCCGTGAGCAGGATTCGAACCTGCGACCACTTGATTAACAATCAAACGCTCTACCGACTGAGCTATCACGGAAAGGTAATTAACCTTGTGGTACTACATCATCAGTCCCCGATACTGAATCTGGTGTACTTGTGGCATCTGTTGCCGTTACTGCGTCAGCAGAATCAACACTATCGTCGGACTGAACATCAACCACGTCGGGTTTTGACTCAGTCTTCTTTTCGGCATCATCACAACCGAATAGCAGCATTGATAGTGATGCCATAATTAGAATTAGATTTCGCATATTATTTTCTCCTTTTTAACATGTCACTCATTGTAACAACTTTTTTTGCGTATGTCAACCCTTTTTTGTTGGGCTTCTTTCCTTTACATCGAAAACCTGCGTTATATCCACAGAGTCCAGTTTTTAGATCGCCTTTGCCGTATTTGTAAATCCAAAAGTTTAATTTTTTAGCACCTTCCAAGATTGATGTCTTTGGGTTTTTTAGTTGCTCACAATTATACTTGCTGTATTTATGAAGGACTTGAGTTAATCCACAAGCCCCTGCTGATGAAACAACACGAGGTTTCCAATTTGATTCGACTTTAATTAAAGCCGTTAATAAGTAGGGATCTAAATTGTATTTTTTACTTGCTTTTATTACGATCTTGCTATAGCGACAAGCACGAATTGCACCATAATGACTAAACAATGCTGCGTTAGATATGATAGCAGCGCAGATAATTTTTGAAGTGATGACCATTCTTTACCCTCGGAGTTCATGATAAGCCCCTACAGTTGCTGGGTATAACTTCTCAATAATCTTTAGCATACCCTTTGCCATTTCTTGAATTTCCCATTGTGCTCCTTCGTGTGTGCGAAGGTCAATAAACTTCAAGATGTTATTTAGGTTTGCTGAAGCGTAGTATTCCGTATACATGTTCTGCGGTAGAACACCTCGGGCTTGCTCTCGGCAAATGCCAGCTTCGATAAGTTCGTTAAAGAACTTTATACTCGTATCATGAAACATTGTAATACAATCAGAGGCTTCATATTGCCAGCTTTCAATAACTGGATCTATTAACTCTTCAATATTACTTGCTTGACGATTAGACTTGTGTTGAGTTCTAAATGCTTTTGGCTCATAGAACTGAATATCAAAGTCTGTATAGCGACGACTAATCTCATTGTAAGACCAAGTGCGGTGTCGGTGATGCTGTGAGCGAACGAACAGCGGAACCTTGACACGAAAAGTCACGAAACAATGCTCCAGAGTTGAAGTATGCTTATGTTTAATAAGATACTTGATAAGTTTTTTATCTTTTTTGTCAAGTTCAGTCTTATGTTTTCCAAAGGAAACACGAGCAGAATTAACAACGGTGAGGTCATCTCCTACAGCATCAACCAACTCTACGAAACCTTTACTATCCTCATAAAGAGGGATTTTCATTTTTAGTAACATTATTTATCCTAATATTAAAATATAAAGTTTAGGAAGCGCATTAATTAAAAAAAGTCCAACAATTATACCGGCTGAACTACCATAAATTATTTGTTTTAAAGTCATAACAATCCTAAATATAAAAATAAACTCGCTGTACCTGTTAATACTACAACAAATGCCCACATGACCTGTGTAGATTCTTTTTCATATCTATGTTCATCTACAAACATTAGTGGTCCAACTCCAGTAATCCAGCATCAGTATGTACTAGCACTTTCCAACAAGTGTCAAGCTTCAATCCATTGGCTTCTGCTTCTGCTAGTAAATTTAAAGGAACTTTTACTTCTGTAGAAAGGCTACACTTTCCTTTTTTATGGTCCCAATGTTCAAGATCGTTTTCAAGGTATTCAGTCCAATTTTTTTGCATTACATCCTGAACATAGTAGTCAAAATCAAAAGAACCTTGTTTGTAGTCATTCAACAGGCCGTTGATTCGCATTTCATTGATTACTGAATTAAACTTACGGATGCCGCTATAAGAGACAACGTGAGAGACTTCCCCAATTGCGTTTGTATCCTGTAGAACGTCGTCCAAATAATCGCCAGTATAATGGGTTACTTGACGAGAGTCTTGATACTGTAATGTAATTACCGCATTATGTTTTAAATTTAGTTTTTTTAATTTTTGAGTTATTTTATTTTTCACTTTTATCTCCTTTACTTTTATGATCGTCTTCAATGGCCCCAATCATCGCTTCTATTAATTTTTTACAAAATTTTGTATTTCTGATACTTGGGCTTTCCAACTTTCGTGCGTCATTTAGACGTTTGTATAAATCTTTATCAAATTTTAAAGTTATTTCTTTCATTATTAAATCCGGTGCCGAAAGAGGGACTTGAACCCCCAACCTACCGCTTACAAGGCGATTGCTCTACCAGTTGAGCTATTCCGGCGATGTTGGTACGGGCCGTGGGACTTGAACCCACTATCTCTGCTTTATAAGAACAGTGCATTTACCAGTTATGCTACGCCCGTATTGGCGCACTCAGCAGGATTCGAACCTGCGACCCTCGGTTTAGAAGACCGATGCTCTATCCAACTGAGCTATGAGCGCTTTGACCATATGATTATTATAGCAAGGTTGGAACTGGTTGTCAAGAAGTTTTTTTCTAACCGTTCTTTGGAGGGCGAACAATAATTTCTTTACCGTTTAGAAACCATACCTTAGTACCGTCTGCCCATTCAATAGCAGGGCCGTCTTCACGGTGGTTTTAACCGTTTAGAAACCA